AACGACGATTGGTGGCACCTGGCATTAGACCACCCCTCAAAAGCAACATACGATAAAATAAACTTATCAGGAAGGATAGTAAACTCTATGTACTTTGCTGATGAGGTATGGACTACGCAGAAGTATTTAGCAGATAAAATCAAGAAGGTAAATAGAAACGTATATGTTCTCCCAAACGGATTAGACCCTTCCGACCCGCAATGGCAGATAACTCGGCAGGAAGCAGACGAGGTACGATTCGGTTACGTAGCAGGAATCTCCCACCTTCCAGACCTTTTGCAAAATAAGATAGACCTTTCACCGTATGAATCGTATGTAGCCGACCTTGGGGGGTATCCCGAAGCCGCAAAAGCAAGATTCGCATTAGAAACAAAATCCCCAGAGGAATACGGACAACTTTACCAAATGTTTGATGTTGCATTGGCTCCGTTATTGCCAAGTGAGTTTAACCGCTGCAAATCAAACCTAAAGATGGTAGAAGCAGGGTTTGCTGGTTGTGCGTTAATTGTAAGTGATGTAGCACCGTACTCTAAACACCTAACGGATAAGAACTGCATCGCTGTAAAACATAACGGCGATTGGAATAAGGCAATTAAATACCTACACGAGAACCCTAACAAGGCCGGTGATATTGCGCTTACCTTGCACGAGGATATGACCACCAACTTTAATATCCACGACTTTAACGATTTGCGACTGGAGCGTTTGCAGAAGTTGAGTTAATTATTAAAGTAATAAAATGAAATATGCCTAAAGGAAATCCAAACCTCGTTAAAGGTGGCCCGCCCTTGAATCCCGCTGGCCGCCCACAAGGCGCACTCAACAAGTCAACTACCAAGATTCGGGAAGCATTCCAAAAACTTATCGAGGATAACTTGGAGAATATGACTATCTGGTTATCTGACGTAGCAGCAGAAGACCCAAAAGCAGCACTCGACATCCTAAACAAGATGGCAGAGTACACCACGCCCAAGCTGGCACGGGTAGAGAACTCACACGAGGTAGCAGAAGAACTAACTTCAATTAAGGTAGAGATTGTCCGTTCTGGAAATCAAGACAAGTGAGTTGTTTGAGCGCAATTATACTGCGCCAACTCGTATTGTTGTAAACCAAGGCGGTAGCCGCTCAGGTAAGACTTATTCCATTCTGCAAATGCTCGTAGTCATAGCATTGCAAGAACGGGGTAAGGTTATATCTATTGTCCGTAAGTCATTGCCGTCTTTAAAGATGACGGCTTACCGGGACTTTATGGAAATTTTAGAGAAAATGGAATTGTATGATGAGAAGCACCATAACAAATCAGACCTTACCTACACGCTTAACGGGAATCTGTTTGAGTTCTTGTCGCTTGACCAGCCGCAAAAGAAACGTGGAGCAAGCCGCCATTACTTATTTTGCAACGAGGCGAACGAACTTACTTGGGAAGACTTCTTTCAGTTATTGATTCGTACTACCGGTAAGATTTGGGTTGACTACAATCCATCAGAATCCTTCCATTGGATTTACGACAAACTACTGACCCGTGACGATGTTACGTACATACAAAGTACCTACAAGGATAACCCATTCCTAAAGGCCACAATTGTCGAAGAGATTGAGCGTTTAAAAAATACAGACGAAGACTATTGGCGTATCTACGGTCTTGGTGAGCGTGGTATGTCACGAGCCACTATCTTTCAATTCGGAACGTCCGAAATACCGCAAGAAGCAAAACTAATTTCAATTGGCCTCGATTTTGGTTACACGAACGACCCCAGCGCCCTTGTGGCAGTCTACCAGCACGGCGATAACCTTTACCTGGACGAGCTGCTCTACCGAACCGGGATGACAAACCGAGACCTCCATCACCACCTACAATCGTTAGGGCTTGACCGGAGGGACGAAATCTTTGCGGATAGTGCCGAACCGAAATCAATCGAAGAGCTGCACCGATTCGGGTGGAACGTAAAGCCAACAGCCAAAGGCCAAGATTCGATTAACGCAGGTATTGATATTCTCAAACGGCATAAGATATTTGCAACAGCACGGAGCAACAATCTAATTAAAGAATTGCAGAACTACAAATGGACGGAGGATAAGAACGGCAACCTGCTTAATAAGCCAATAGACGTTATGAATCACGCCCTCGATGCGGCACGTTATGCCGTGTTTAATAAACTTTCTAAACCAAACTACGGTAGGTATTCTATCCGTTGAGTTATTTATCTATGGAACTGAAATTAGTAGTACCAACTTCGCTTGACGAAATCACGCTCGAACAATACCAGCGCTTCGCTCGTATTGAGGGCGAGGGTGAGTTCAAACAAATGAAGATGCTTGAAATCTTCTGCGGGGTTCCATTTTCAGAGCTACCGAATGTCCGCTTGATAGATGCAGTAAGCGTATTGGAACGCCTGACTAAGACCCTATCCGAGAAGCCCGGATTGACTAAATTCTTTCAACTCAACGAAGTTAAATACGGATTCATTCCAGCACTTAACGAAATTTCATTAGGTGAGTTTGTAGACCTTGATTCGTACTTATCCGATTGGGCAACGATGCACCGTGCAATGGCGGTACTATATCGCCCGGTCGTAAAGGAAAAGGGTGAGCGTTACGATATTGAGAAATACGCAGCAACAGACGAGCGAGACGAAATAATGAAACAGATGCCCGCTTCGGTAGTGCTTGGGGCGCTGGTTTTTTTTTATCGTTTAGGGAACGTATTGGCAGCGCATACCCTGCGCTCTTTGGAGAAAGAACTGAAAACCCATACACCAGAGAAGCCCAATTCGGACAACGATGGGGATGGTATCAATCAATCTATGCGCTTGCTCAAGGAGATGTCCTCAAATTTGGAGACGTTACTCAACTTCCAATAAACCAGGCACTTACATACCTAACATTCGAGAAAGAGAAAAACGATATTGAAATATCAATGATAAAAAAATGAGAAGCTTTTACCTTGCCACCGAAAAGATAAACGACTATCTATCCTCGCACCCACTTGTGAAGGTTGTAACCTTTGGGGATATATTCGACGTTGACCTTAACAAGCAAACGATATTCCCGTTGGCGCATATTATGGTTAACCAAGCAACATTCGCAGACCACGTAATACGCTTTAACGTATCGGTGTTATGTATGGATATTGTGGACGAAACGAAGCAGGATATTAGAGACCAGAACGAGCCGTTCTTTGGCGTGGATAACCAGCAGGATATTCTTAACACAACCCTGGCTATTCTAAACGGATTACAATCCCAGTTGCGCCGTGGTACGTTGTACACGGAGAAGTACGAAATCGAGGGGGATATTGTTTGTGAGCCGTTTACGGAGCGTTTTGAAAGCTTGCTCACCGGATGGAACCTGACCTTTGACTTGATTGTGCCGAATACGGAAATATCTATCTGCTAATGTCCCGCCAACAACTCGTCCAAGCCGCATTAACGAAGTTTGCAAAGCGTGTAATTCAACAAGCAAGGCAGAACCTCACCAAGAAGAAAAAGAACAGCACAAAGGAGCTGTACAATTCCCTTGATTACGATTTGTCGGTTGGCCCTAACTCGTTCTCGCTTACGTTCTCGATGGAACCGTACGGGGAGTTTCAAGACAAAGGTGTAAGCGGTGTGAAAAGAAAGTTCAACACCCCATACAAATACACCAATAAGATGCCACCACCCAAGGCGTTTGCAAACTGGGTAGTGCGTAAAGGTTTAGAAGGTGTCCGGGATAAGAACGGAAGGTTTATCCCACGCAAGAGCTTGCAATGGGCAATAGCAAAGTCGGTGTACAACAATGGTATTAAACCGAGTTACTTTTTTAGCGCACCATTCAAAGTCAACTTTAAGAAACTTCCACAAGAAATAGTCCAGGCGTTTGAGCTTACGCCCGATGACTTCCAAGCATTCACACGTAAATAATGGGACTACCAATAGCCGCCTTTCCGACCTCGTTGCAATTTACAAGGTCTCCGATATTTATCACGCTAACCAAAGGCACAGCCGTTAACGACGGCCTTGTTGATGCTACGCTTACCCTGCGTATTTTCCAAGGCAGCAGCGCAAGTAGTCCAACGGCAGATTATACGTTAACCAAAAGCTCTATTAACGACGAACCTATTGTATTTGAAATCAGCGAGTTAATACGTGAGAAAATTACAACCGTATTAAAGAACGACCCTATTAGCGATTGGGAGAACGCAACAACTGAAGATGTATGGTGTAAGTTTTCTTTATCGTCTAACTACGTGAATGCGGGAACCCCAGGTAGCGGCTTAATTCAAAACAATCAATCGTTCCTATGTACTGACGGCTGGTTGCCGTTTACTACGCAATCAGGGGGTATCGTTGCGGGTGCTGGCTTAATCACCAACCGCACCATTCAAGTAATGGAAGGATACGAGCAATCCTTGCCCGCTTTGTACGATGCAAACACCGACCTTAACGGCGTGCTGTACAACGTAAATGGAACCGACTATTTCTACGTGCTATCCGACGAGCTTGGATTCTCAAACACAAGCACCCAGTCAACGCAAAAGATTATCTACATTCCCGCTGGCCCTAATAGCGTGGATTCTTTCTTGGGTGTTGAACCGATTGAGGACTACACTATTTCATTGATTAGTGATAGCGCAGCAGTCAACTACAAAGCACGGGTAGAAGCCGACGGCGGTACGTGCGAGGGGTTTGCTTGCCTACGTGCAGCACTTGCTGAATTGGGATACGAGGAGAACGCTACCGATTACAATTACGAATTGGTTTGCGAACCTAAATACACCCCGGTACGTGTTACCTTCATTAACCGATACGGGGTAAGCGATTACCTGACTTGTTTCAAGGTATCTACCCGAAGCGGAGGATTCACACGGGAAAGTTATATGCCGCAGTTACCACGTCCTTACGACGTAACCCAGCAGTTGCAGTACCGTAACTTTGACGTCAACAGCCGAGAAACGATTACCGTTAACACCGGGTGGGTGGACGAGAATTACGACGATGTTATCCGTGAGCTGCTTATGAGCGAAAAGGTATCGCTTCTTTACGATGGGCAAGAGTTCACGGCTAACCCAACCGACGGAGGTGTTGAATACTTTAAAGAGGTGAACGCCAAAATGATTAACTACACCTTGACGTTTGAGATTGCTTGGAACA